TACAGCGTTAGCTGCGGTTAAGTCTGCTGTTTCTGCGGGCAAAGAACTCGTTAATGTCACCAAGCAAATTGGTGAGTTTTTTGATGGGGTGGATGATTTACGCGCCGCCCATGAGAAAAAGAAAAACAGTTTGTTTTCGGGTTCTGACGAGAATGCTATGGAGACGTTTGTGAACTTGCAAAGGGCCAAGGACGCCGAGGAGGAACTTAGGCAGATTGTGATAGCCACAAGGGGTTTTTCTGCTTGGGGCGAACTTCAAGCCATACGGGTGCAGGCTCGGAAGGACCGCAAGGCGAAGATTGCAGCGGAAAAGAAACGCAAGGCGAAGCTAATTGAGCGCATTGTTATTTATGGTGGTGCAACAATTATTGTTTCTATAATGATTGGCATCACTGTCGTAATTATACTGGCAAAACAAGGTCGCATCTAATGTCTGATGGCGTTAGCGGGATTGGCTCTGCGCCATTTAATGTTGGCTCTGACATACATGAGCAAACCAGAGCGCGTGAGCGCATAGAAACGCATTTAACGGAACAACGTGTGGAAAAGGCACATAGGGCCAACCACAGCCACTTAGAGGCTTTAGCAAAGCAACGATTTGATTTACAGGAAAGTTATGATAGGTTTGGACGCAAGACTAATGCGGATAGGCCGCAGGGAACGAAGTTAAACATAGAGGTTTGACATGGAAAAAATACTGGCTTGGAAAATTATGCCCCGGCTTATGATGGCCGTTATGACGGTAATGTACATTCGCGTTTTGGAGTGGGGAATGAGTCTTGATGACTTGTCAACGCAACAATCGGCTATGATTTCGATCTGTTCGGGGGCGCTTACGGGAGCGTTCGCCGTTTGGCTGGGGTCTGAGAAATGAGTATCTTCACCGCTGCATTAGGGCCGATAGCCAATCTTGCTGGATCGTGGCTACAGGGTAAGGCTGATAAGAACGCTGCCGCTGCGGAGCTAAAGCTCACTGAGGCCAAGGCGAAGGCCCAAATACTTTTGTCAAAAGAAACAAGCGTTGCCGACTGGGAGCGCATCATGGCAGAGGGTGCTAAGTCTAGTTGGAAAGACGAATGGTTCGTAATTATCTTGTCCATCCCATTGATTTTATGCTGGATACCGGGCGCTGAAGGTTGGGTTGATCGTGGGTTTACACAGCTTAATAAAGCTCCCGACTGGTATTTTTACAGCCTTGGAATTGCAATTTCAGCCAGTTTCGGTGTGCGCGGGGCGCAAGCATTTTTTAAGAGGAAGTAACATGAGCGAGTTTAAGTTAAGCAGGCGTAGCCTTGATCGGCTTGAGGGTATAGATGATCGCCTACAGGCAGTGATCAAGATGGCGATAACCATGACCAAGACAGACTTTGGGGTGGTTCAGGGCATGCGAACTATAGAGCAGCAAAAGGAACTGGTTGCCAAAGGTGCAAGTCAAACCATGAAATCAAAGCACCTTGAAGGCAAGGCTTTCGACATTATGGCGTTTATAAATGGCAGAGCAAGTTGGGAACTGTCTGTTTATGATGATCTTGCAGATGCAATCAAAGAAGCTGCAACGCAGCTTAACGTGCCTATTTGCTGGGGGGCCGCATGGGGTACACCTGACATGCCTTATCCTATGGACATTCGCAAATGGGAAGGCACAATGGAAGACGCTATGAATGCGTATATTGACCTTCGTAGATCGCAGGGGCGCAGGCCATTTATTGACGGTCCTCATTTTGAGCTTATAGATTAATTGTTCGGTTTATTTCAAAAAAAGAATAACTCGAACAATTGTTCATTATGTGTATAATCGCCCTAGTAGGAGATTGCTAATGCCGTTGACCAAACTTCAGTTTCGACCCGGTATTAACCGTGAAACCACGTCATATACCAATGAGGGCGGCTGGTTTGACATGGATAAAGTGCGGTTTCGCTTTGGTTATCCTGAAAAAATAGGCGGTTGGATCAAGCAATCTGGAACGAGTTTTCTTGGCACATGTCGTGCGCTTCATCCTTGGGTTGCATTAGATGGCACAAGTTTTCTTGGCGTTGGGACTCACCTTAAATACTACGTCAATGAAGGTGGTGGGTATAACGACATCACACCTATACGAAACACCACATCTGCGGGTGATGTAACGTTTTCTGCAAGTGCAAATGATCTTGATGGTGCAATTACAGCGATTGACACTACAATAACTCTTACTTCTTCTTCTGGTTTCCCTACGTCTGGTCGCATAAAGATTGAAGATGAGATTATAACATATGCTGCTTTGTCAGGTAATAACTTAACAGGATGTGTTCGTGGTGAAAGTGACACTACTGCTGCTTCTCACGCTGATGCACAAGCTGTTACATGTGCAACTTTAATTGTTACAGACATTGATCACGGTGCGCTTGAAAACGATTTTGTAACCTTTTCAGGTGCAGCTACACTTGGCGATGCGATAACAGCAGATATTCTTAATCAAGAATATCAAATCACTTCAATTATAAATGATAACAGTTATCAAATAGAAGCTCGCACAGTTTCCACTATTGCTAGTATCACAACGACAAGCGGTCTTAACCCCACATATGTTTTTGCATCATCATCAGATAGCGGCAACGGTGGTGGTTCTATTGTTGGCGCATACCAGATTAATACTGGGCTTGATACCACTATCGTTGGTAACGGATGGGGCGCGGGAACTTGGTCGCGTGGGGCTTGGGGTTCGAGTACGTCTTTAACTGCATCTGGTCAAACACTTCGTATTTGGTCTCATGACAATTTTGGTGAAGACTTAATTATTAACGTTCGTGATAGCGCAATTTACTATTGGGATAGAACTTCTGGAACAACTAATCGTGCCGTAAAACTTAACACAACAGGCTCTATTGTGGCTGCAACCGCATCTGGCACATCAACAGGTTCAGCTACTTTTACAGGTGTCACTCAAGATAGCACAAGTGGGTCAGGTTCTGGTGCAGAGTTTATTATTGAAGCTGTGGGCGGTGTTTACAACATAATTAGCATTGTGGGTGGTGGCGTAAATTATAATGTTTCCGATACCATAAAGATTTTAGGAAATAATCTTGGTGGCGCAACGCCGACTAATGATTTAACTATAACAGCAGATCAGTTGGATAGTTACGCAGGTGCGCCAACAGTAGCCAAGCAAGTATTAGTATCGGATCGTGATCGTCACGTTATAGCGTTCGGTTGTGATTCTGAAACAAATCCGGGCATACAAGACCCGTTGCTTATTCGCTTCTCTGATCAAGAGAACATAGCCGATTGGGGCGCTAATGTGCAAAACACAGCAGGTGATTTGCGTATTGGTTCTGGATCAGAGATTATCACTGCAATAGAAACAAGACAGCAGATTCTTGTATTTACTGATGTTTCGCTTCACGCCATGCAGTTTTTGGGACCGCCATTTACATTTGGCATCAACGAAATATCCACAAACATCACAATAGCTGGACCGCTTGCGGCTATCGCTGTTGAGGATAATGTGTTCTGGATGGGTGCAGAAGAGTTTTACGTTTATGGCGGTGCAGTGCAACGACTGCCATGTTCTGTGCGTGATTATGTCTTTACTGACATTAACAACGACCAGTTGGAAAAGGTTACAGCGTCTACAAATACAGCGTTTTCTGAAGTTACATGGTTCTATCCATCTGCATCTAGCAGCGAAAATGATCGCTATGTAACTTACAACTATCAACAAAAAGTCTGGTATTTTGGGAATTTAGCACGAACAGTTTGGTTGGATCGTGGTGTGAACTCTGATCCAATAGCTGCGGGTACGGATCATTACTTGTACTTGCATGAAATTGGCTTTGATGATGGTAGCACAAGTCCCGCAAGCGCCATCAGTGCATACATTGAGTCTAGTCAAATGGACCTTGGAGAAGGCGAACAATTTGTATTCATGCGCCGTCTAATACCAGATTTAACGTTTAGAGACTCCACTGCGGCAGCACCTAGTGCCACCATGACCTTAAAAGTGCGTAACTTTCCCGGCGGTAATTACTTATCTTCAGACTCAGGATCAGTAGCAAAAACAGCCAGCGTCCCGGTAGAACAGTTTACAGATCAGATATTTGTTCGGCTTAGAGGTAGGTCGTTTGCGTTTAGAATAGAAAGCGCGGATGAGGGTGTAACTTGGAGACTTGGCTCTCCAAGGGTGGAAGTCCGACCTGACGGGAGGCGGTAATGTCCAGAAACTTAACATTACCCTTCTTTCCTGTCCCTCCTGAAGAATACAACTATCAATATTTTGCTGAACTTGTTCGTTCTTACTCCACTTACTTAGAGCAAATGCAGAACGCAGGCGAAGGTCGTAATACCTTTACGGTCTTTACTGCGCTGCAAACAGATGACAGCGGCCTAGAGTTGGGCGGCGTCTTTAATCATAGCGGCTTTTTAAAAGTTGCTGAACTCAACACTCCACATGTTCGAGGCTCACAAGGCACAGGGCAAGTGGGCTACGTTACGGTGACAATCTCATGACAGTTATTACTATGCCAAATGGGTCTACATGGCGACCCTCCTCAAGCACAGATATGGTACATTGCGCAAGCTGCGATAACGCGGTTGATACTCCAGAAGAAGTCGCTAGTTATCCTGATGGAAAATGTCCAGACTGTGGCGAAAGTTGGACAGGATCAGAAAAAAGAAGTACAAATATTAGAGTTACGGCTCCAGAACCTATTTCTGGTAGTACGCTCTAGTATTTTAAAGGAACATTTGGTAACTTAATGGCATAAGTCACGAGGTTTAATATGCAAGGCATGGCACAATACGGTAGAAACGGTGATACAATGATGGCGCACGTTGCTCCGGGCGAGATGGTTGTGCCTCAAGAGGTTTTACAAGAAAACCCTCAAGTTGCTCGCGGTTTGGGTATGGCATTCGCGGATGCTGGCGCTGATCCATTGCGTTATACCGTAGGTTCTGGACAGAACAGCATCAACCCTGTGACTGGTGAGCCTGAGTTTTTCTTAGGCGATTTGTTGAAAAAAGGTTTAAAATACGGCAGTAAACTTATGAGTGGCGGCGGCGGTAGCTTTCTTAGCAATCCTATCGTGCAAGGTGCTATCAGTAATGTAGCGTTACAGGCGCTCAGTGGAAACAAGCCATCGTTGCGCGATGCTTTAATCGGTGGCGTGGCTGGCGGCGGCTTGGGATACTTGTCAGGCGGTGATTCTGGTCTTGGCGCTTTATTTGGAATGGATGTTGAGAAAGTAGGGGGTCCAGATTTAACTGCGTTTGGTGGGCCAACAGGTGATGCCTTAACTGAGGCTATTATTTCTAGTAAACAAAAAACTAAACCTGTGACGCGGGGTGAAAACCTCATGGGCATAGGTGAACTGCTTGGTACCAACCCAAATGAGGGGCTTGGTCGTATATTAAATACACCAATTGGTGAGTCTTTAGCATTTGGCCTTGGGTCTAAAGTATTTGATATGCTATTCCCGCCAGATGATACAGAAACAGACGAAGAGGCCGCGGCTCGTAGATTTAATCAAAGTTATGCGGAGCGCAGAAGTGATCCTAGACGTTTGAAACTTGCGAACACGCGCAGACCATCTGGCACAGCGCAGCAAATAGAGCAATATCTTGCTCAAAATCCTTATCCTGAATCTAGTGTTATGCAGTTAAATCAGGGCGGTCCAGCTTACTTCCCGCGTAGGGATGGAGGCATTATGCCAGATGAAGGTTCTGGAAGAGATGATGATGTCCCTGCTATGTTGACAGCAGGCGAGTTTGTTATGACCAGAGATGCTGTTAAAGGCGCAGGAAATGGGGATTTAAATCGCGGCATACAAAATATGTATGGCGTGATGAATGATCTGGAAAGGAAAGCCTAATGTCAAATACCACACAAACGGTAATACAACAACGTCCGGGGTATATTGAGGACATTGATGAGGCGTTGCTCGCCAAATACTTTGGTAATCCCCTTGCGGCAGGCGATAGTTACACCGATCCAGCAACAGGTGAGACGCGAGTTTTAGAAGAAGGTGATCCGTTAATTGGTCAGCTTACAGGTGGTATGGTCGATGATCCATCCATTTTCAACATTCCAGATTATGTCCAAGCAGGCGAGCGGAGAATTGATCCTGTAACTGGTGAGGTTATTGAAGCTAGTTTAACTCCCGGCGCGGCTGATCTTCAAGATACGGTAGCAGCAACATTCGCAACAGAACAAGGCCGTGACGATTTTATGACGCGTTACGAGCCATACTTTTTGGACGCAACGGGTACACCTAAATATCTACCCGATGCGGCGAGTGCGCTTGAAACTGGTCAGACAAGTATAGGAAAGGCTCTTACAGATTACTTTCCAGACGCAAAAACGTACCTTGAGGGTGGTCGTGGCAGCACCGATGCAAAGAACATTTACGATACCGCTTTGTCGGGTGTTCGTGGTGATATTGGAAAAGGCACACAGACTTTTGATGCTCAAAATCGTGCGTCTTCACTTCTTGGCGATGCTCAATCCACTGTAAAAGGTGGTCTTGGTCAGTTTTCACCACAAAGTATAGACGGCGGCGGTGAGTTTGGCGCTCGTGATGCATTTGAGCGTGGCACAGGTCGTGCATTTGAATTGGCAGAGCAAGGTTTAGGAACTTTTGATCCATCTTCAGCGGCTGACGCCTTTATGGACCCTTACAAGTCTAAGGTAATTGACGCGGCTATGAAGAAGATTGCTCGTGAAGGTGCAAAGGCTCGCCAAGGCGAAGCGGCAAGAGCCGTGGGCGCAGGGGCGTTTGGTGGTTCTCGTGCAGGTGTTCAGATCGCTGAAACACAGAGAGCGCAAGAAGAAGCTCGTTCAGGCACAATCGCCAATCTTATGTCTCAGGGTTACGACAAGGCGATGGCTAATGCGATGGCTACAGATGAAGCAGGACGAAAACGTGCGTTACAAGCGTCTGGACTTACAGGGGAATTAGGCGCAACAGGTGCAAGCCTTGAGTCCAGATCGTTTGAGGATGCCGCCAAACGTGGCCTAGCAGCAGCAACAACCCAAGGCCAAATGGAACAGCAGGCATATGAAAGCGGTCAGAAGCGACAAATTGCCGCAGGTCAGGAGCTAGGTAGGCTTGGCACAACTCAGCTAGGAGCGGAGTCTCAGGCATTTGAGTCTGGCGAAGATCGTATGCTTAAAGCTGCTGACATGTATCGTAGCATGGGGCTATCAAGCGCGGAAGCGCAGGCTCGTGCCGCAGAGGACGAAAAGAAGCGCAGCCTAGAGGCAGGACGCCTTACGGGTGGTCTTGGGCAAACCTATGGTCAAATGGGTGCTGCGCAGGCTGATATTGGTCAGGCATATGGTCAATTGGCTGGAACTGGCGCTGATATCGGGCGTGTGTACGCGGGGATGCAACCTGCTGATATGGGATTCATGTACGAACTTGGTGGCAAGCAGCGTGGCTATGCTCAACAGCTTGAAGACATGCGCCGCAAAAATGTTCTTAATACAACCCAGCAAGCATTGGCTCCGTATAGCTACGGTCAAACATTCTTGACAGGCTCCCCATCTGCATCAATGTACGGTGAGTTTACGAGCACACCACAAACAACCCCAGACCCGTTTATGCAAGGAGTTGGAATGTACACCAACATGCAGGGCATTAACCAATTGGCAGGGTAAGAGGCAAACATGGCTGATCCTTTAACAGACGCTTACGAACGAGAAATTCAAAGACGCAACGCTCCTTTAACCAAAGGTCAACAGATTTCTCAAGGAATTGGAGACTTTGCGGATAGGATGCTTCCTCCTGCGGGAATTTCTCCGTTTCAATATTACCCTATGCTTGCTGCTGAAAAAATGGCATCTGGAGTAACTGATTATTTAGAATCTCCAAGTGATCTTGTAGAAGGCGTTCGATCAGGAGCCATAAAAGAAAACGATCCGCGATTAGCTGGCGTTGATCTTGTGGATATTTTTGATGACGATCCTACTTTGGGGGTGCCAGATTTTGTTCCAGATGATTACGAGGCTGGAGAGATATTTACGTTTGATCCAACTGGAGAGGGTAAATCAAAAAGTGTTTCAGATGCAATGGACCTACAAGCAGAAATCGACAAGTTGGGAACTGTCGGGGGTCGGGGTGAAATGGTTGAGGGTCCAACTGAAAGAGCGGATTTCCTAGAAAAACAACGCGGTCTTGCAGCAGAAGAATTTAGACTGAAGGAAAAACAACTTGTAGATAGCCAAGGTGGTTTAAACTCTATGAGTGTGGCTGATTCAACCGCAGCTAAACAAGACGCAGCCGAACAATTGTTCGCTGCATCTATGGAAGATTTCATTAGCGGTGTTCGTGGGAAAGGCCCTGAAACCAATGAAGTTCGTACTTTAAAAGATTATAAAGATGAGTTTTTTAGAGCCACAGGCATAAAAGCCCCCGGAAAAATAAATGCTGGTGCGGCGCTTATGGCTGCTGGTACAGCCATGATGAACAACCAAATGGGCGGCAAAGGCTTTAGTGGCATGATGTCCGTTTTGGGGCAAGCCTCAGAAGCTGCGTTACCTGAGTTGGTTAAAGCTCGTGAGAAAGTTGACTTGGAAAGCAGAGCGGCTGGCAAGTACGCTTTGGAGATGCGCAATGCGGATCAAGCAACCGCAAGAGCCGCTAAAGAAAAAGCTATGGAGCGTTCAGATTATTTCATTGTTCCAAAATCTAATGATGTTAAAGGATTCTTAGCTGGTGTTGGTGAGGGCAAAGGCAAGCTGGAGTCGTTAAGCAAATATGAGCTTAACGCTTTGCGAAATGACCCTAAATTCAGAGAGCAGTTTGACGTATTACCCGGATCAATGTGGGGGTCAATTGTTTCTGAGGCGATGAAAACGCCAGAAGCTAAACAATACTATGACACAAAAGCCCCAAGAAAAATTGAACTCTTTGGAGAGGGCGCTGGAGACATGTTTACTATCGAAACATGGAGAGCGTTGCCGCAATCTGGAAGAGAAAACCTTCTTGTGGGAACTGGTCAGGATGCTTACGAGGGCCTGTCTCGTGCGGCTAGAGACATTAACAAAGCTAAACAACAATTCATCACTGGAATGGGGTTAGCCGAAGGCGTAAACATTTTTAGATTTGGCGTCGATAAGCTAGACTCATTGGCCTCAACTCTTGGCTTCAACATGAGAGAAGGCATAACGCCAACTCAACAACTTGAGTTTATCTTAGATAAGCTGCAAGCACAAAACGCACCAGAGATTTTAGGTGAAGCGGGTAAAACAATTTCTGATGCAGACCGCGCTAGGGTTGCTCAAATCGTAGGTGATTTGCGTGCTGGTAGTACGGCTGATGAAATCACATACAAGTTAAACCAACTCTTCAATGACATTATCATTAAAAAAGAACAGTCTATTTTAGGTGCTTTGAGCACATTAGATAGATATTCAGGAAGAGACATTGCATCCAGATTGCAAGGAGGTCCTTTAGGAGAAGAAGAACAAGCGGAACTTGAAGGTTACTTAGCAAGCGAGCAGTTTTCTGGAGTTAATAGATAATGGATGATCGTACCAAGCTAACACTGTTCAGAGGTATAAAGTCTGGAGCTTTAAACGACAGGCAAAAGCTAGATGCGTTCAGGGCCATAAAAAGTGATGCCGCTAACGAGGATGTCGCGGATTTAATAGGCTCTCTTTCTTTTACTACTTTAGGTAAAGGAAAAACTCTTAATGAACTGGTTGATGAACGCCAAGGGCGTGACCGCGAGAGGTTTGATTACTCAAAAGGCGCAGACGGCAAGCTCCGTTCTTTGATGTCTTTTGGCGAAACAGAAGGTGATCGTGAAGCCATCTTATCAAGTCTGGTGGGGGAAGACGGCTATGTGCGTGATCCATCAGGTCAGCTTGCTTTAACGCAATCTGGTCAAGAAGCTCGCGGCATGGAGCCTATCGGCAAGAACCTCATTATCGAAGATGAGGGTTTTAGCGCAAGAGATTTCTCCGACTTTGTAGGTATCTTACCTGAAACCATAGGTTCTATTGGCGGCGCTATAATCGGTGGTGGTCCATCATTCGGGCTTGGTGCTGTAGCTGGTGCAGGCGCTGGTGCAGCGGCTGGTCAGGCATTAGAAGAGGCCCTTGAGTCGTTCTTTGGTGTGCAGACCCAAGACTTGGGTGAAGTCGCTCGTGACGTAGCCATAGAGGGCGCTATCGGCGCTGGTGGTGAAGTGTTAGGCGCAGCGATTATCGGCGCTGGACGGGGCATAATAGGCGCTGGCAAGAACGTAGCAGGCCGCGTTGGTGGCAGAAGCCCAGCAGAGCAATTAGCTGATGAGCGTTTAGTTCGAATGGAAAGCCTTGTAGATCGTAACTATATCCCATCTCTTGAAGCAATGGGTGCTCCAAAGCCCGCAGCTTACGGTCAAAAGTTTGTTGAAAACGCAGGCAAGGTAACAGGTCGTATTGACAACAATACGAACCAAGCGTTGATCGACAAAGCAAAGTTTCTTGAGGGAATCAAAGGTGACGCTGCAAGTGAGCTAGGTGAGGATGTAGCTTGGTATGCTCCTTCGCAATTTGCAAAGCTCAGAAAAGCTAGAGACGATGCACGAAAGGGTATTTTTAGCGCAGTAGATGATGCATTGGATTTAATGTCTTCGTCTTACGACAAATCAATCCCTCTTAACACACAGGCTTTAAGCAGCATTACAAAAGCATTTCAATCTGGGAACGATAACGCTGTTTCTAACTTTCGCGCTATAGATGACATGCTTAATCAAATTCAAACTCCTGTAACTAATGCGAGCGGCAGGCAAGTTATGAAGACGGGAGGGCAGCTAGATATATTTGATGTAAACCCGATAAAGAATCAACTTACAGATTACATGAACGAGATGCGTAATTTAGCTGACCCTGCGGTTGAGGGTGCAGAAATATTCTTGCGCGGAACATCCAACCGCGGCGCAACATTTAACGAAATGGCTATCTTGCGTAAGCAAATAAATGACAGCCTTTATTTCGGTGGTAATGTCTCTACCAAGGGCCGTAATATTTTAGATAAGGTGCGCAACCAAATTGATATGATGATGGATGCTGATACCATCTTAGATGACATTAGGATAAACACGACGGGTCTTCTTCCAGAAGAAAAAACTCTTCTTAAAGAAGCAGCGGCTCAACGTAAATTCGCCATGAACAACTACCGCGAGTTTAGACAGAAATATGACAAGCTCGCTGACCTAAGCATCATTAGATCAGTCGATAACCTCCAAGATTTTGAGGGATATGGCGCAAGAGAAATCGCAGATAAGTTTTACGACAAGGTAATAAGGCCCGACTCTCCAGCGCGGCTTCAATCTGTTTTAGACGCCTCTGATAATCCTAACGCTTTAAATGATATGTTTGCTCGTAGGTATTTAGAAGATGGATTGGAAGTCGCAGGAAGAAGCGATGTGGACCCGGCTAAATTTGATGGTCGTAAGTTTTACAATCATGTTAAAAAACTAGGCGATACAGGTCGTGTTTTATTCGGGGATGAATGGGGGCAAGTTCAAAGAATTGCTAAAGACATAAGCGGCGCTCACACACGCAAGGGTATTTCGATTGAAGATGTCCACAATGCTACTGACGCAGCGGGTGGTGAATCAAGCATAGTTCAGGCCATGCAGAACATGTTAGCCAAACAAAACGAACTTAGTGACGCTTTAAAAACCAGTGTAATTAAAGACATTAACGCCGGGACTTATGAAAACTATGACTCTGTTGTTAAGGCTTTGACAAACCCCAACCTAACCCAAAGTGAAGTCATAAAAATAATGAGATTTTTTGACGGAAATCCGCAAATGAAAGAAAACATGAAGAGTGTTGTCTTGCAGGATATTTTGGCTGTTGTGGATGATCAGGTGTTTTCTAGCCCACAAGCAGCAAGGTCACTTAAAGACACTTTGTCGGGTTACAAGAGAGGCACACTGAGACAGATATTAGGGGAAGATTCTTCTGATGCCTTATATGGATTTGCAGACGATTTAGTTGACCTTGGAGATGTCGGGAAAGAAGGCACAATCGCAGCGGGATCACTTTGGGCTAATATGTTTAAGCATCCAATAAACACACTTAGCTCGGTCGGTAAAATTAAACTGTTTGCGAACGTTCTTGGAACCAAGGGTACTGCTCAAAGATACCTACAATTTCGCCGTACCGCAAACAATAATCCTGAAGGCCAATCACAAGCTATGATGAATATTCTAAACGAATCATTAGCTGAAGAGGGCGTAGATGTTGGAGCAGCAGCGTCCAGAGCGGGACGCATTGCCAAGCCTATTATATCAGCAACCGCTCAAGGCAGCAGGGCATTTAAAAATGTTGCGCCTCGCGCTGCGGGACTTGGATCATATGAGCAGCCCGGTCAAAGCCGAACAAATGTTCGTCCATCCCCGGCATCCAGAATTCCAAGCATTGATGTTCCTGAAGTATCAATGCCGTCTGCACCCGCAGAACCTATGGGTCCAATCCAAATGTTGCAGAGAAACGTGCAGAGCGAGATTAGACAACGCGCACGCGAAAACCCAGCAGTGGCTGCAACACTACTGGGCGGTCTAGGTAACGCTGGATTTCTTTAATCTTCGATAACTGAAGCCAAGCCACCGATTCCAACAGGGGGGCGGTAAGTTGGCTTGGCGTTGACACGCGCTTGAATATCCTCGTATGTTTCATCAATCATGCGTGCAAGCTGTCGCCCTATAGCACGATCTTCGTGCTCCGCGATGTAAACCAGCTTATCATACGCTTCAATCGAAACACCTACGGATTTGTATTTTCCGGGGTTTGGCATGGAGTTTCCTTCCCATAAATGACTTTCCCTACTGTATATAATCCCAAGCGGCGTGGGTCAAGACCCAAGTACGGAAACAAGAAAGTAACTGTGCAGGGAATCAAGTTCGACTCCAAGTGGGAATCTGAGCGGTATCTATATATAAAGAGTCTTGAGCGTGCAGGTAGGGTGCGCAACCTTGAGCTACAGGTGCGGTTCGCGCTAGAGGTCAACGGTCAGAAGATTTGCACCTACATAGCAGACTTCCGCTACGAAAAAGAAAATGCCAACGGCGATTGGGAAACAATCGTCGAAGACGCTAAGGGCGTTGAAACGCCTGAATTTAAGCTGAAAAAGAAGCTAATGAAGGCGTGTCTTGGTATAGAAATATTCTTGTCAAAAAAAGGGGGGCGCTAGGCCCCCACAGTATTATGTGTGTTTAGCAATATGCCGTTTAAGCTTTGTAGCTTGTTTGGCAAAGTATTTGCCGCCAGCCACAATCTCTGGGTCATCATCCCAGTGACCTTCGCGGTAGTCAATATCAGCGCGATTGTCCAAGTCAGCTTGGAACTCACGCGCGATGTCAACATCGACTTGCGTTGATGGCTTGATCTTCCCAGAAAGGAAGTCTTCAAGAAACGCAATATATTGATTGCGATATTCTAATGGCTTAATGCCATCAGCACACTCAATGAAGTTTGACACTTCACTGTAAGTGTAGCTTTTCTGACCACGGAAGGTCAGACCGAATGGGATGGTAGTGGTAGGCATGGCATACTCCTTTCAGAGTATAAGGGGGGCAAAGCCCCGATTGAAAATAAGAGAGCTAGAAACTCTCACCTCCTATAAATACACTATATCCCATATATTCCCACATGTCAATAGCTAATATAAAAAAAATTATGTTGAAAAAAGTTCTTGACACCAGCCCACACCATATGGTTATAGTTGGGACTCTAGTAACTCAAAGCGGAAAGGAATGGACATGAACAGTCGTGAGCTATTCGAACGTCGAGACGAACTCAAGCACGTTATCAGCGAGATGCGCCTTGAACTCAAAGACGTTGAAGAACAACTATCTGACACTTTTCTACCAGTGGCGCGAGACGTATTGCGTGCCAATGGTAAAGACTTTGGTACTGCTCAAATCGCAGAAGGAAACCAAAGGCTCAAGGTCACTGTGGGCAAGAAGGTTACATGGGACCAAGAGAAACTGCGTGACACGCTTAACCACATGTCACCAGAAAACGCGCAACACTATGGCAAGCTGACGTTCGCCGTAGAAGAGCGCAAATTCACCGCGGCTCCTCCTGCAATCAAGGATGAGCTTGAAGAGTGCCGTACAGTAGAAATCGGCAGAATTACAGTAGAGGAATTGGAATAATGGCTTTGCAGATTATCACAGCCGACCAACGGCTCGCTGAGAAAAAAGGTCACAAGATCGTGGTCTGTGGTGCAAGTGGTGTGGGTAAAACCACACTGGCTCGCACGCTCAACCCAGCGACCACTCTGTTCATGGATTTGGAAGCTGGCGATGCAGCTATCGAAAACTTCCCTATCGACGTTGTACGGCCCCGTACATGGGCTGAGTGCCGCGATCTAGCATGCTTCTTGGGTGGGCCAAACCCATCCCTGTCAGAAGATCAACCTTACAGCCAAGCGCATTACGAATATGTCGCGCAAGTATATGGCGATACGGAAGAGATTTGGCAGAAGTACGAAACGCTGTTCGTGGACTCAATCACAGTGGCAGGACGCTTGTGCTTCCAGTGGTGCTTACAGCAACCAGACTCACGCTCTGAGCGGTCTGGCAAACTAGATACGCGTGCAGCTTACGGAATGCACGGGCGCGAAATGATGGCGTGGCTAACCCACATCCAGCACATCCGCGAAAAGAATGTGGTCTTCGTTGGAATCCTCGACGAAATCACTGACGATTATGGGCGCAAGCAATATGGCCTCCAGATCGAAGGCAGCAAGACAGGGCGTGAATTGCCCGGAATTGTTGATGAAGTAATCACAATGGCAGTATTGTCAGGTGATCACGGTCAATACCGTGCATTCGTGTGTCAACCTCTGAACGAATGGGGCTACCCAGCTAAAGATCGTTCTGGTAGGCTCGATACACTTGAAGAGCCGCATCTTGGAAAGCTCATGGAAAAAATGAGCAGCGGTGATTCTCAAGCCGACAGGGAATTAACCTTTGTCGATCCTACAACTCAAACTTCTAGCGAAGGGGAAGCATAATGCTTAACTTAAATAACGTTCCACAAGACCAAAACCCAACTCAAGAGTTTTCTCTTATCCCGAAAGGCACCGTTGTACGCGCTGTAATCGTCGTGCAGATGGGGGATATTGAAATTCCAGAGTTTGGTCAGGGGTCTTTTTTCAAAAAGTCTATGAGCACTTCTGCGAAATGGGCAAACCTAGAGTTCACTATCATTGGTGGTCAGTTTGATCGTCGCAAGTTTTGGCACAGCATCTTTGTGGATGGTGACAAAATGGGTGATAGCGGAATGCCGCTCGCCAAAGAAATTGGCCTGCGCACGCTCAAGTCAATCGTTGAAAGCGCACGCGCTATCGACCCTGCTGACGTGTCGCCACAGGCACAGCAGAATCGTAATATCTCTGGCATGTTCGACTTGAACGGAATGGAGATTTGCGCTAAGATTGGCGTCAAGAAAGGTACGAACGGATATTCGGATAGCAACCAACTAATGGCTGCGCTGACTCCGAATAGCAGCGAGTATCTTGCTCAAGGCAATGCACCCATGCAGCAAACACCAATCGCTGCGCAGGGAATGCAACAGCCACCACAGGCTCCGCAAAATTCTGGCGCGGTTCCTGCATGGGCGAACAAGTAATCTAGCGGCAGGGCCATTCCGCGCCTGCTAGACCAAGGTTCGGGGGGCCTTGGGCCGCGAACCCCCCACACTATTCTAGCAAATAGGTACAATCATGTTATTAAGACCCTACCAAGAGGTAGCTGTCTCTGACGCGTGTAGCGCGTTGGATAAGCACAAGAATACACTTGTTGTAGCTCCAACAGGAGCAGGTAAAACAATCATGCTCTCCGCGCTCGTAGGCAAGCGCCACAAGCAGGGCAAAAGAGTTTTGATCGTGCAACACCGCGATGAGCTTGTTGATCAAAACAAGCAGAAGTTTGAGAAGGTCAATCCTCTCCTAACGACAAGCATCGTCAATGGCACAGTAAAGCATTGGGATGGCGAAGCCGTTTTCTCAATGGTGCAAACAATCTCCCGCGAACGCAATCTGCGTGACCGTCCTAAATTCGACATGGTGGTTATTGATGAAGGCCACCATGCAGCGGCTCCCACATATCGAAAGGTGATCGACGCTGTACTTGAAGACAATGAGCATGCGGAAATCGTAGGCTTTACAGCCACCCCAAACCGCGGTGATGGCAAAGGATTGCGCGGCGTCTTTAACAACTGCTCTCACCAAATCGAAATCTCAAGTCTGATTAACGAAGGCTTCCTCGTTCGCCCCAAAACA